CCATCTTTATCATTTAAATGATACCATTTTTCATTATCTTTTTTCCATCCTAGAATATTTACATTATCTTCCGAAGCAAACCATTTTTTACTATTATCATCCTGTATCCAATTTAATGACATAAAAACACATCCTTTCTTTATTTTAATTACTTATATGTTTTTTAGTAAAAGTTCAATATTATAACTGTATATTATAATAGTGAAATATAATATTATTATTTAGGAGAGTGTTGAATATGATGAAAGAAATTATTAATGTAATACAAAGATTAAATAGAGGGAGTGTTGAATTATTAAAAGAACATGATGTAGTATATGTATTTACTAAAGTAGATAATGAAATGATAAAACATCTATATTCAAATAGAAACCAATTAATAGAAACATTAATAAATGACATAAATGAATTAGAAGTATTTACTCAAGAAATAAAAGATATAAATACTTACATATTACAAATGGACAAAATTTATGAAATATATAATCTAGAAAAAGGTACAAGTGTGGGCGAAATAAAATGTTTCATTTACACATTAAATGCTTATTATAGATTCTTAAAAAGAATAGATATAAGATTCAAAGAAAAATTAGGAATAGCTTGATACATAAAATAGAGGAGAGATTTAAATGAATAAAGAATTAATTAAAGAAAAAGTTTTAACAGCATTAAAAATTAGAAAAGATATTCAAGAAATATATGAGAAGCACAAAGTACTGACAGTGTTGTGTAATGAAAGTCCAAATCAATATTATAATCAGGTAGATGAAAATTCAGAAGGAATAATGGTTGAATATTATTATAACACTCCATCAAAAATATATACCCCATTAGGATACATCTCAATTACATCTGGGTATTTATCTCTTGATGAGAATTATTTAGAAGCTGAAAAAGAAATAAAAGAAAAATTCGGTTTTCAATTAGGCAAAGATTCGTATCAAAATTCTATGGGATGTTTTGGTCCATGGTATTATATAACCAAATTACCATGGGGTGATAAAATAGAATTAAAACCATATGTTACAAATAGAGATAAATATATAGAATATAATGAAGCTGGAAAACTTTATGATGAAATATTGACTGAATTTAATTTAAAACAATAAAAACAAGGTGGACAATTGTCCACCTTTTATTTTTTCTAAAAATTAACTACTGCACCACAATTAGACCAATCCATTATTTTATTTCTTAAATCTAACAGTTTATTATCATTAGACAATCCATCTTCATCCATACATCTTTTAAGATAGAATATAATCTTAAATGCAATATCTTGACTTATTCCCATATAATATTTATTTATAAAATCATACCAATTACCAAATACCATTTTAGGTGATATATAAAAATTATCATCATTATGATATAATTGGTGAGGAGTTAATGATAAGAAACATAAGGGAACATTATGAAGTATATGTTCTTGTCTAATTAATTCTGATAGTTTAAATGAATTGATTTTACCTTGAGTCTTTAGAGTATGCTCACAGATCATATAACCTATATCATATATAGTTAATATAGAATGATGCATCTCTAATGTTATAGCATCTCGCTTTGATTTTGAATCAGCATTCAAATCTGTTGTTATATTACTCATAAATTGACACCTATTCAAACCCATTTCCATTAAGAATCCTTTGTAATGTTTGTATGTTACTGAGTGTCTGAATCTTTGTATAGAATTTTTAAGAAATTGTTTATAGACCTCCGTATCCATAAGAGATTCTTGAGTTTGATAGAAAGCTATCTGATAACAACTATTAGGGCTAGATATTGTGGGGTTTCCTTCCATATCCAAGAAAAAATCAACCTCTGGGAAAGCATTAAAATCATTCAATTCAATCACATCCTTTCATTAAAATGTTTCAACTGTATAATAACTATAGATGAAAGGAGAAATATTATGGATTTAATGAATTATATAAATGATAAAACAATTATACTAATACCTGTATTATATTATATAGGTACATTATTTAAATCTACTGAAAAGATAGATGATAAATTTATTCCTATTTTATTATTACCTATAGGAATTATAATGTCTATGCTTTTAATGAAAGACTTATCTATCAATTCTTTTATACAAGGAATATTAACTGTAGCTTGTTCTACTTATGCCAATCAAATTTATAAACAATTTAAAAATAAATAATTGGACAAACATAATTATAATCTCTTGTCATGAATATGTATAGAGATGGCTAAGGTCATCTCTATATTTTAACAAAAAAGATTATAGTTATATATTATATTATTGAATAAATTTAAATGGGGGGAATGTTTAAAATGTTACCAATATCAGAAAGTGATAAAAGAAAAATACAAGCATTAAAAAATAGAACTATATCTAATGGAAATACTTTGGAAGAAGTAAAAGAAGCTCAATTTAAAATTAAAAAGATTATGTTTAAATATGAAGAACCACCAAATCAATCTTCACAATACTCTAATCCAGTAAAAAATAATCCTTATACAAATTACAATCCATATACACAACAAACTTCACCTCCACCAGTACAACCACAACGACCACCACAAACTCCACCTTTTAATTCAGCAAATAGTGATATTGTTGATGAATTTATAAAATATAGAGAAACTAATGCTTCTTTTGATATCTTTATGAATATTAAAAGAAATGAAAAAAGACATGAAGAAGAAAAGCAAAAGGAAAAAAGACATGAAGAAGAAAAGCAAAAGGAAAAAAGACATGAAGAAGAAAAGCAAAAGGAAAAAAGACATGAAGAAGAAAAGCAAAAAAGTTATATAACTTGTCCTAATTGTGGAGGTACTAAATTTTATACTAATAAATATGCTACTAAAATTAATGAAACTCCATTATGTACTGGATGTCTTAAGATTGTAGATGTAGATTGTTCAAGCTATATATTCGACAATGGAATTTATGAGTACCGATATTTTACAAGAAATACTACTGTGAAAGAAATAATGGATAATTATGATGTAAATTTTTGGTTATTACATGCAGTAAATAAGAGTTTAGTAAAAGTTGTATTAAAGAATGAACCTATAAAATCAAGGATAAAATTTTACATAAGACTTACATTACATAGATTAAATGGTATACTAATAGCTTTAGGTATATAAAATAGAGAGTTTTAATACTCTCTTTATTTTTTATCTTTTCACATATAAATAAGATAGAGGAGGTATTATATAATGAGTGATATAAAGAAAATTACAAACAGTAATACAATACCATTAGTAGATGAATTGGTTTATTATTCAAAAATTATATGTAGAGATATAGAGATAAAAGATCAAACAAGTGCTAATAAATACGAATCATTAGACTCAATCAAAAATTCAGATTTATATATAAAATGTCTAGATTCCAAAGCCAACATATCTAATTTTTCATATAGTCGTGATGAATTATTATCATATGGATTAGATTCAATATATATAGATGGTTATTTAGAAAGCCCATTGACTATACCATCGACTATACAAAAAACAATAATAAACAATAGAACTAATATATATTTAAAATCATATAATGAATTAAATAATTATTATCGAATGCTTAATGGTCTTCCAGATATAGGAGATATAGGTATAACATTGAATGAAAGTTATATAGATACTACTTTATATACTATAAATCTAAATAATAAAATACATGAAATGAGTAAAGATGAACAAGATATTTTACAAGTATTAGGTATTATTGATATATTAATATTGGAATACCCTAATTCTAAATACCTGAAACATATTGGTTCTAATAAGGTTTCTATATATAAAGCTAGAAAAGCTTTAGAATTTCAATTGTTATATTTACCTACAGATATCCCAGTAGAAATATCTAAGAGATTTGAATCTAGTTATGAAATAAATAGACAATATACTATGAAAAGAGTTTATTCTGATGCATATAAATATAAATCAGATAATTATGATGCCTTTATATCTATATTTATTATTATAACTACTTTATCTGATATATTTGCTAAAATTCCTGACTTCTTTATAAAAGGAGATATATTTGATTTAAAAACTATAGAATTGATATTTGAATCTAATGGTATAGATTATTTTCCTGATATTCCAAAGAAGTATCAACTAGCAATGGTACGAAATCTAAATAGATTAAAAAAGTATAGAGCTAGTCATCAGAGTATAGTTGATATTAGTTCTTTATTTGGATTTGACAATATAGAAGTATTTAAATATTATATATTAAAAGAAAGATTACAAGATTCAGATGGAAATTATACTTTTAATGAAGATGACTCTACGAATTACGATTTAAAATTTATCAAAGTTCCTATTGATAAAATACCTGATAATTATATAAATCAACCTATTAATCAATTTTCTTATGACGAAATTGTTTCTCAGGATAAATATTGGGATGGAGATCAAGACCATGAATATATAAGAAAAAAAATAATCGATTATGAATTTAACATTCTTAGATCTCAGTATATGTCAATAGATAGTGTATATTCAATGACTCAATTATCATTTCAAACTACATATTTTTATAATATGCTTTTTGATGATGTATTTATAGAAGATCAATTATTATTAAAAATACCTACAATAAGTACAATAACATCTTTTAAATTTACCGATATATTAGTATACTTATTTGCTTTAGGTTATATGTATATAGGAGTCA